CAGTCATCGGAGGAATACGGCGACCTAACGGCCACCGCACTCCGTAGCACCCACCGACCCTTATCCCGAGCATAGTCGGTCACTGTTTTTCTTTCCCGGAGGTCATCAAACATGTAACCAATCTTTTGCCACGTATTAGGTGTCGGTACAAGAACAGTCAGGGATGAATCCCTAACTTCTTCGTCCATACCGGCCAGATCTGCACGACGCCGCCAAAGCCTATACAAGGCAGTAGCTTTCGCCGTGTACCAGCTAGTGCATTCCCCTTCCCAGGGTAGAAACACTAACTGTCTGGCATTGCGCTCACGACCTGCGAGAACCATAGTATCGGTTTCTGTAAAGCCGAAGCTCACATGCTTCCGAATCGCAGGAGGAATCCGTCGTACAGCAACGTACCAAGCAGAAGCAAACCGCCGATCGTAACCATGGTTATGATTAGACCGGCCAGCAGCACGCCTGAGTCCGTTAGCCAACGACATAAGTGACGCAACATCTTGAGGTATATCCTTGAGAAAGTATGGACGGACCGTTTGCCCTTCCCACCAGTCTGCTCCGCAAGATTCACGGAACGGTCCGATGGAGAAGCTCTTCTTTTCATTGGGGGTAAACCCGCAAAATTTCAGAGCTTGTCGAACATACGCGTCGTGCATAGCCGGGACGATTATATCGTCGCCGTACACTGACACGCGCACGTTCGAACCTTGTAGTTCCACAGCCGACTGAGAGATAGCCCAGAAAATCAGGCTCTCCAACTCGAATGTGAACCCGTTCCCCATTGAGGAGAAGCGCTGGAGCCGTACCCACTCGTCTTCGACGAGCGCATACTGCGTACGCACAAGGTTCAAGGCATAGAACCATCGTGGAGGTAACAACAACTCCACGAGGCGCGATGCAACGGTATCAGACGCATTTGAGAGATCAATTGTTGCCCAAAAACCCGTTAGCGAGCCCTCACGGGCGAGCCTCTGGTTCCGGGTTTGGTCGTTCAGATCGATCCCTGCGCGGTTGCGCAGGCGGCGGCGAATTATTGCCCCCAGACCGCTCTGCAGCCACAGATTTACTAGTGGCTGAATCTCGATGTTACGATGCGTCTTCGCATCTTTGGGTACTACAGAGTGTTTCCCACCTTGCACGACCATGACGTCCACCTCCCTCCGGGCGGTGTAAGTCAGTGAGTCTGTCCACGCCTGGTACTCCGCAAGGAATCCGGGCATGTAGCAAACAAGCGCCTCAGTACAACTAGGGGCGCTGCCGAGCTTTTGATAGTCGCTAGTTCCTGGAACCCCAAATGCTACACCGGGGCCGAACTTGCAGGACTCAAGCCACTCGTCGACCTTCAAACTCCCTAGTACGCGTGCTATTTTATCGCGGGCCATCAGAATGAGGCCGTCAGCGTCCGGTAAATCCCTTTCGGGGGCACCGGAAGCATACGCATGCAGTTGGATGTTGGTCTTCATGCATTGACGCTCACAAGCGTCAAACGTCGACAACGCAGCAGCATGGCACGCCGCCCCCCTATTGGGGAACGGGTACTTCCGCAGAAAGCTGCAAACTACCTTGTCCGCAAAGTATGTGTCCCGGTCGGTATATTGACTTGGGTGCACGTCCGCGGCAATGATAGTGTCAACGTCCTGGTCCAGCGCAGCTTGTCCGAGAAACTGGACGGCTGGCGAACCAAGAGCTGAAACGAGTTTTGACAACAAGGTGTAGGGGAGATCAGACACATCGATCGTCCCCTGGAGGACCTCGTCCAGGCGCATTTTTGACTTGCGCTTAAGACTTCGCGCGCTCTCACGAGCTTGACGATTCGGTTCCTCTAATGTACGCTTCACGTGTACACGGTTCATGACTAGACTCCTAGGGGTTTTTAATTACCAGGGGGTCTCACCCTTATCAGTGGCCGCGGTTACAATCGCGTCACTAATCAGGGCACGAATGCGGGCCAGAAGTTCGGCCTTAGCACCCTCAGTCATGGACTTTACCACCTTCAGGCGAAAGTCGGCGATGTTCGTCTGAACAACGCCACCCACCAGTTCGGGGTAAGCAACCTTCCCTTCGACACGACGTAGAAGTGCAGTCTCCTTAATACTAAGCGAGGCAGAACCTCGGGTAGCTTCAGTAAGACCCGCGGTGTCGTCACGATAGATAGCAATGTCACCTGTTCGGATGACACGCGGACCATAAAGGACGTTCGCGGCAGCTGCATTTTTCAGCGTCAAATTTGTTGCTTGGGCCATGTCGGTCTCCAAAGAGCGATAATAATAGTGCCAGCTTACAGATGCTCGTAGCCTAACCATTTGTTGCTGCGTCTACTACGATTGGGAACGGACAATGTCCGTGGAGCCCAACCGCGCAGAGTCAGCGCCGCCCACTGTTTATTTGTGAGCAGTCCCCTGGCGAGACTGAAAGCATCAGTTAATCGCACCATGTTGAGTCCATTCGAAAATTGGACTGTTCGTGGTTCTGCTGCGGTATACACCCATCGCTTCATTTTCCAATCGGCTCTGGAATGTTTCCCGACCGTCATACTAGCACTGATGTAATTGCTAGTACTTTTTGACGGGTAAAACTGGGAGTGGAAGGTACGGTAGTAGGATGTTCTCTCTACCGACTTTTCATAGAAGTACGTCTTACCGCGAGACATCACGGTAGAGCCGGCAAGTGCTGTCATGTCGGATAATAGATCACCGACATTGATGAACCAGTCAACCACGAAGCTATAAGGAACAAGCTCCCACGCTAAACCGGCCACATTAAGCAGCCCTAATCTATCGGCTGTCACGACATTGTTATTGTCGAAACGTACGACGTACTGCGACTGCACCTTGTAACTTTTAACTCCAAGGATCTGAACCGTCGTATTTACATACGTACGGGGAGGAATTCCTTGGACTACATTGTCGAAGGGTGCATCTAACGCTGTGGGCGCATCTCTCCAGCCAGTGTAAGTCCTTGCGGACTTACCCTTAACCACACGAATAACCCCACGTGAAACGTGGTCGTGCGTCACCTTCATGGCTTCCGCCACGGTGATGTAGAGAGGCGTCCAACCGTATCGGTAAGCTAGCCAATTGTCCGATAAGTACTTGGACTTTGACACCTTTGGAGGCCTTCGCCTCTTAATACCGGGGGGTACTTCACCCATCCCGAGGTGTTCGGCGGCTTCACGAAAACGGCGTCGTCGCACTGCATTAAGGGCATTCAACATCCTCGATGCAGCATCCACCATCATGTCACGCGACTTACGAGCCTCGACAATAGTCTCGGCGATTCCTGCTTGCGTGCTCCTTATACGATCAAGGGCACGGGCATTCGCGTCAGCGTGCAACTCGTTCCACAATTCATCGTACCAGTTCCCATTAAGGGTACTGAGCCCTAACACTGGCTCATCTGGTACTGTTATGGAGAAATTACCGACGAAAGTTTCGACCTTGGACCCATAGACGCTATACGGATATGTTGTATAGCGTTTAGTCTCAACCACCTCAAGAGTACTAGGAATGTACTTTTGACGATAACCTGAGGCCTCATACTCGCGGATAGGCATATAGCCGTACGCTAGGTAGAACCTCAGATAGTCAACTCGAGGTGGACGCACGAGAACATTACGTGCGTAGCTCACATAGGTGGCAGTAGCCGATCCACCGATGTACTTCACGTCGTACGAATTGTAGAAGATTTTTTGATCTTCAGACATATGGCACTCCAGGTTGGTAGACGTTCGCAGAATATCGTCTCCAACAGCGTATAACGCCACCTACGAGTATACTCGATCGGCTTTTGGGCAATACACCCCATCGTACGCGTCTCACGACGTTCTACGATTAACGCCGCGGTAAACCGCGACTCGAACACCCCCGGACCTTTACAGTCGCAC